TCAGGACATTCAACCATGTTCACAATGCCTTCAAATGTGTGCGTTGAGCCTTCTCACGCTCCGCTACCGCAGCAATCAAAGAATCCAACTCAGCATCAGAAAGTTCTGCTGCTTTCTTATTAGACTGAACCGTTACCGTAGGCGGAGCCATACGGTTCGTAGCCTGCAGGTACAACTGTGCAGACTTGGTATCGCCATCAAGAGCCTTGGCATACAAAGTGTCTAGGAGTCTCTGAGTGCGCTCAGGCGACCCCTGAACTTCGTCAACCGCCTCTTTCCACTGAGAGAGGAACACTTCTTTCTTTTCCCATCGGCGGAGTGTCTTGACATCTACGCCTACGTGCACAGCCATCTGTTTTTTGGATGGCGGTACACGCTCGCTAGGGGCTGTGAGGAGCCAGTCAAGGTATTCCTGCTGTTGGCTTGTGAGCGTCAACTCTTCGTTCTGTTTCATTGCTAATAAGACATTTCGTTACGACCACTGAGAGTGTTACTGTGAACGCAGACAGTTATGTAACGAACGGGGGGAGGGGTAGGGGAGGGGGGAAGGCAAGACATGTCCAACCTCGCTCCTTAAGAGCGAAGGTTGGCTCGTAGGCTACGGTCACAAGTTCAAGAGAAGGTAAAATGGCTGAAGAAAAACTAATTGACGGATGTCCACCTGCTACACAGGACATCACTATCAACCTTAAGAACCGTCAGTATGCAATCGACAATGCCGGTTATGGTCCTTTGACACCATCCCTCCCAAACAATGGTTTTTGGGGCAAGAAAGCCAAGATGTGGAACATCAGTATTCCAGAAGTCAAGAAGGCACGTTGCAAGAACTGTGCCGCTTTTGTTGTTTCACCAGACATGCTGTCATGCATCGAGAAAGGGCTTGGCGATGAGCCAATGTCATCAGCATGGGACATTATCAACACAGCCCAACTTGGTTACTGCGAAATCTTTGACTTTAAGTGCGCTGGAGACCGAACCTGTGACGCTTGGGTGACTGGCGGTCCAATCACCAAAAATGCTTCTAAGACAGAGGAGACTGAAAGTGGCGACGAGTAAAAAAGACCCTCGTTTGGCGAGGGCTGGAGTGTCTGGATATAACCAACCAAAACGGACGCCAAACCATCCAACCAAATCCCATATTGTTGTAGCAAAATCTGGTGGTCAAATTAAGACCCTTCGTTTTGGACAGCAAGGTGTAAAAACCAATCAGACCGCTGGTCAGAACGAAGCGTTCAAAAATCGACATGCTAAAAACATTGCTAAAGGACCAATGTCCCCAGCATGGTGGGCTGACAAAGTGAAATGGGATAAATCAAAGACGGCACAACCAAAAAACAAGAAATGGATTAAAGGCTCATAATGGCTGCTAAAAAGACAAAAACCCAGAAGGTAATGCACGAGTTTAAGACGGGCACATTGCATTCAGGCAAAGGTGGAAAGGTAGTCACCAACCGTAAACAGGCTATCGCCATTGCTTTGAGTGAGCAGGCTAAAGTCAACAAGAAGAAAAAATCCCGCAAGTCCAAATAATATAAGGGTAGCATCCCTTTTCTTCTATCCCCCACCCCCTTTTGGGAAAATTGATTGCACGGCTTTGCGTTATCGCCATCCATTTCGTTGCTGGGTGCCGGGGGGGCCCACCCTCCCCTGCGTGATGTGAACGCAAAACCCTGCGAAAACAGGCGCTTTTGGCCACAAGCCAATTCCATGAATTGAGCCCCACTCTAGTTGTAGAGGACATAGCCACAAGGGCTAGTCGATACAAAAGAAAAGAGATAGATATGAGCGTGCAGTATTCCAATGGCGACATCATGAGTGAAGAAGAAATAGACACCATGTTGTGGCTTGTAAAGCGTGAGGCTTGTGTGTGCGATAAGTGCATTGAGTATGCGCATTACCAATTTGAGACGGGAATGTATTTTGAGGGATATGGAATTGAGAATTGCAATGGCTTCATTGAGAGTGTGTATCACCAATAAGCGTTAGCGATTACTTAGTACCGATACAAACTGATATTGCGGTATCAGTTTGTGTCGTCTAGTGAGTAATCACTCCGTGTGAGTTGCGGAACAACTCCAAACACAAGAGGAAAAAACAAAATGAAAACACAAAAGAAAATCACCCGTACCGATTACATGACTAAGCATGAGCCAAAAATACTTGGCGGTCAATACGACATCATTGTTGGTTGGTTCGGCGCAAGCAGTGAAGCAATGAAACTGAAAGTATCCGCAAGTGAGTATGCAAAAGCAAGCCTTTCAGTTTGCAATGCTGGCGAAGCACGACACAGCAACAACACAATTCGTCAGAATGTCACTGCGGGAATGAAATTGCTCAAGAAGTACGGCACTATTGACAATGCAATTCTCGCTTGCGAAAAGACATACGCCACTGCATCGTGGAATAGCCTCAAGACATTGGTTGCTGGTGACGGACAGCGTGCAAAGACAAGCAAGCCAAAGCGTTTTGACGCTAAGCGTGAAGCAACTAAGTACACCAAGGCACAGTTGCTCAAAATGCTTGAGGAAAAATAACTGATACTGCGATATCAGTTTCGTAACTCTGTGTGAGTTACCGCAACATCATGTAACCCCCTGCATGGTGTTGCGTCATGTTCACACAAGTGAGCAAAACAAAACAAACAACAAACAAGGAGATAGCAATGCGTAATAGAAAAAATAACCAGTCATTCGAAGCACTCAATAATCGTGCTTACGAATTGCGTGCACAAATCATGAAAGGCAAAGACGAACTCGCAGAAGTGCTTGCGTTGCTTGAGCAATTTTCAGATATTGTGACCGTAGAAAAGCGAATTAGCAAAGACGAACTTGGTGTTACGCCTAAGTTCTCAACAGAATGGAGCATCTAATGAATTGGTTTGGTTTATTTACAATGGCAATGATTGTCGTTCTTGCAGTATGGGTATTTGCATACGAATGGGGCTATGAACAATGCGAAAAAGATATGCATATGTCTAAGCAATGGATTGCTCGTCAAGAAATGGAAATGAAGAACTGGTCTAGTCCAGAGGCGCAACAGTTTCTTCGCTCACGAAATAATCACCCAACCAACAAGGACTGGAACTGATACTGCGGTATCAGTTTCATAAACACATAAACACACAAACAGAAAAGAGAAACAGACATGTACACAAAAGCAGAAATCATGAGCAATTTCCTACACATAATCAACCAAGACGGAGTAAAGAAAACAGATGGTGAAGTTCTTGATGAACTCATTGAGTTTGCAACCGACTATCTGAGCGTTCTTGAGGATTACAGTGCAGGAGTAACCAAGTACTACAAGGACGGAGTGTACGCAGGTAGAAGAGAACTTTACAGGCGTAACTCTTGGGATAATCAAGATGATTTTCCTTACGGTTCTGAACCAACTGTTATGGGTTTTGAGTTGGAAGTAGACCGTATGAAAACAGATTTGTACGGTCTTGACCGTGAAAAACTTGCTACGCAAATACTTGCAAGAACTGAAGAAACAAACGACATTATTTGCAAGAGAGATGGTTCTCTTAGGAATGGATTCGAGATTGTTTCTCACCCTGCAACATACGACTACTACTACAACAAGTTTGATTGGAGTTGGACCAAAGATGTAATCAAGTCTGACTTCATTACCGAAGGAATTGGAGAACTTGGTTTTCATATTCATATCAACAAGGCATCGTTCATTGACGAGGCACATACACAACGATTTGCTCAGGCAATCGTTGATGATGTGGAAAAGTTTCATAGTTTAGAAGTTGATGAATTCTTTATTCCTGAAACTTCTTATTGCCAAACATTCTGGTCAGATGAGACTAGGTATTGTGCGGTGAGTCTTGTGAAGATGAATACAGTGGAAGTTCGTTGTCTTGCACCAGTTCCAACACGAGATAAAATTCTTACATATCTTCGGTATGTATTAGACACACAAACAAAGACAAGAGGAGAACAGCAATGAACAAAGAAACAGAGAGACAACTACGCATTATCGCTGCAACATTAGAAAATGCACGCATCGATATTGAGTTATTGCAAGAAGAGAACAAGCGTCTACGAGAGATGCTAAAGTTTTCTTTCATAAAGACAGGTGATGTGCACGCAGAACAAAATGCGTGAGCAACGCTCATACAAACTGATACTTCGGTATCAGTTTGCGTGGGCGAGAGTGCATCGGAGTTCCCCCATGCTTTGGTGCATTCTCGCCTACGGCTTCGGCTGTGGGGCAAACATATAAACAAACAACAAACAGAAAGGGCTAATCATGCCTGCAAGTGAAGAAGAAGAAATCAATACATTCTGCTACTCATGCGAGGAGCCGTACCCAGATGATGAGATGTATTTCTCTGACCACGACCATGAAATGCGTTGTGCTGGTTGCAGTGACGAACATGAGGAAAGCATGAATGAAGATAACGATGACTCATCGTATATTCATAACTACTCATACAAGCCAAGTGCAATATTCATTGGCAACGATGGACAAAAGTCCTATTACTCAAGTGAGTACACCGACGATGAAGGCAAACTTCGTTCACAGTTGTACATGGGCTTTGAGTTAGAACTTGAAGTTGGTCGTGGCGTTACTCGTGATGCATGTGCAGAGCATGTTGCAGACACAATCAACGGCAACAACTCAGACTCAGTTGTGTATCTGAAGGAAGACGGTTCAATTCAGCATGGGTTCGAGATTGTTTCGCACCCAATGACATTGGACTTCGCAATGAACCACTTCAAGTGGAACGGTATCAGTGACCTCATTCGCAAGGGTTGCAAGTCATGGGACGCACACAACTGTGGGCTACACATTCACATGTCTCGCAATGCGTTTGCAGATGAGAAGCACTTGTTCAAGTTCTTCAAGTTCCTTTACGACAACAATCGTGAGATGAAAGCGTTTGCTGGTCGTGATGTGTCTTATGCGAAGTGGGACAAGACTGCATTTCTCAATGGCTGGCGTGACTATGACGACACCACCGGTACTTACCAAGTTCAGTTCAATGGTTCGTACATGAAACATGCAAAGGGTCAAGGGTATAACGATGACCGTTACACCGCTGTCAATTTGCAGAACCGTCACACTATTGAGTTGCGTTTCTTCCGTCCTTCACTCAATCCGAACACTGTGCTCGCTGCTTTGCAATTCTGTGAAGCATTGTTCACATACACGGACAAAGAGTGCAATACCAAACAGGTTATGTCTGGTAGTGCGCTTGCGTTTCGTTCGTTCGCATCTTGGGTCAAGACTCAACAGCGTTATTCAATCCTGTCCGAACGCATTGCCGTTCGTTGTTCAACTCACGGCGATGAGCAATAAATCTGATACCGAAGTATCAGTTTCTAAACACACAAAACAAACAAAAGAAAGGGGCACAACATGTGCTTACTAACATTCATTCCTGACTATGTCACACCTGACATGGACAGATTCAAGATTGCTGCAACCGCTAACCCTGACGGGTTCGGTTTCGCAATATCAACAGGCAAGAGCATTGTTACATGCCACAGCATGAACTTTGAGGAAGTCGCAAACAAGTTCACTGACTTGCGTAGGACTCATCAAGGACCTGCTGTGTTTCACTTCCGTTGGGCAACTCACGGTAGCGAGACTGTCTCCAACTGTCACCCATTCTTCTTGGGCAAGGACAACCAATCAGTCGTTGGTCACAACGGCATACTGCCAGTAGCAATACCAAAGGGTGATAACCGTTCAGATACAAAAGTATTTGCGCAAGACATCATGCCTAGCGTTGGTGGCATTACATCACTTGACAATGATGATTACTTCAAGAAACTAGAAGCATGGTCTACTGGTTCTAAGTTGGTATTCCTCACTGTTCACGATGACGCCAAACAAGACTGGTACATTCTCAATGAGAAGGCTGGTCACTGGGATAAAGATATGTGGTGGTCCAACTACTCATATGAGCAGGTGTCTTACAAGACTTACACAAAGCCTTCTTATGGAAGTCTTTGGGGTTATGACGACTGGGATTATGGATACGGCAAGACATCGTATGCATCGTCATGGGACAAAAAGGACAATGGTCTAATCATTCCAGATTACGACGATGAACTTGAGTTCAGTGCCAGTGAACAGTTAGCACAATTCGATGTGTTTACTACAACCATTGATGAGAACACACAACTAATTGAGTGTTACAACTGTGCTCACGAACACAAGACACCATTCGGCGTAATGGAAACTCATTGCGATGAGTGTGGTGCGTGCCACTTCTGTGGTGCAACATACCCTTGTGCTTGTTGGTCATCGTTGTATGCCGTCTACGACATTGACGGTTTCAACGAAGATGCCTACGCTGCAAATGCAGTAGTCGTACCAAAACAATCAACCACTCACCCAAGTTATTACTAAATAGAAAAACAGAAACAGGAGAAACAAAATGACAACAATCAAACTAATCCCATCAGTAATGGAATTCGATGTGTCTTTAGACAGCGCATCAATGCCATCACTATTCAGTCAGTCAATGGAAACAACTATTGTTGAGGAGGTGGAGCGACAGGTGAACGGTCGTATTCCAACTCATGACAGTGTTGTTGAGTCGGTTTCATCAGTGATGATGGAGAGCCGGGACTACACACGCAAGGTGCGTAACTGGGTTCTTGAAAGCATTGACTACTCACAGATTGTTAGCGAGGTTCGTGACAACATTGACTATTCAGAACTTGTAGACCTGACAGCACCATTGTGGGAAAACGAAATGTTCTTGCGTCATCTACTCAGCAACAATCGTTTTAGAAACTTGGTGAACACACAAGTGCAAGCGAACATAGCCTCTACTTGTGATACGACCACAATCAAAAACATGATTGACGATAAGGTTGAGTCAATGACTATTAATCTCTCTAACGAAATTGCAGAGAAGGTGCTCAAGGTTATTCAGAATCGATTGACAGCAGGTTCAGATGTTTGAGTTCAGTAAACTTCGCTCTGAAAAAGCGAATTGCAAATATCAACCAACAGAATGGTGGTTTCCAGAATATCCACCAACAAAAATAAATGGTGCAAATACAGTAAAAGCAAAGAAGATTTGCTCAACATGTTCAATGAGGGAAGAGTGTCTTGCTTACGGGCAAGCCACTCATTCCTATGGAATATGGGGTGGGTTCACGCTCACCGCTGGGCATGTCGGTAGAAGAATAAAAAGAAAACCAATACAAGGAGAAACAAAATGAATACATATACAGAAAAGTTCAGTGAAACATTGCGTGAGGTTGACTTATTTGTCAATCAAGCAATCGAAAAACAATATGCGGACACATTCATGTTGCCATTAGCGTTGCTATACGGCGTTGATTATGTTCGTGGTGAAGTTCCATTCATTGTTCCAATGGACGGACAAGTTGATATTTATGACATGCTGTCAGATATCGAGTCAGCAATTCAGTTATACCAACAAGGGTTTGACAGTTTTGCTGTTGTCACTTGTGGTTGGGCTGCACCCATATCTGGTGATGATGATGTTGATAGCATTAGACCATCGGAGCACGAAGGACGCAAGCGTGTTCGTGTGATGGTGATGTGTCATAAAGGAAAACTAGGTTCAACTCTCCGATTTACGGGAGATGAAACCGTTACATACGACGAGGGTAACGCTTTGGGCTCATTAGCAGATGCCGTTGAGGGATTACATGAAATCCTCGCCGTTTTACACAGGGCAAACTCAAAACAAAATGAAAGGCAACTACCGTGAGCAATCGCAAAGATGAACCAACGCTTGATGTCACACTGACTCTCTCTGAGTTACGTGCTGTCGTCAAGTCTCTCGCTATCGGCGTAGACCAACTGGCTAAGAAAACCCAGCGTCTCGGTGATGGTCGCAGAGCCGACTCAACACATGCTGAGTTGGAAGAACTTCTGTCTGCAAAACAAGAGATGGAAGAAGTCCTATTGGAAGCACTAAGGGGGTAACTCTTGATAGCAAAAATACTCTTATCAGTTTCATTAGGTGTGGGGGGCTTTCTGCCCCCCTCATCTCTTTCTAAGCACGACATTCCAGAGCCGGTAGACATTGCTGCCTCTGCCTTGTGTCCGCAGTGGTGGCAAACCGCTGTTGATGCAGGGTGGAGACCATCGCTACTACCAACACTGGATTATCTGATGTGGAGAGAGAGCCGATGCAACGCAGGAACACTCAATGCAGATGACCCCAATGGTGGGTCTAGAGGGTTGGTGCAAATCAACGGCTTCTGGACACCGTGGCTGGCTTCTAGAGGCATTGTGAAGCGTTCTGAGGGGTTGTTCGGTCCTTATCGCAACCTGAGAGCAGCACTTGCTATTTACAACTACGCAGACGCACGGTATGACAACGGTTTTGGACCGTGGGGTCTGTAGAAAAACTGATATTGCAGTATCAGTTCTGACCACCCAAGTATTCCCCCTCATTGTCTGTCACAATGGGGGGGAAAGGGGGGGTCTAGCCAGTAACAGTGCGACCGTTGCTAAGGCAACGGCGCACAGAACTACGGTCACAAAAACACACAAACAAAGGAAAAAAATGAGAATAGATAACGGCAATGGCTATGACGTAACCAAAGTATTTGTTCGCCAGTCTTGGCTTGGAGATGCTTTGATGTGTCCAGAGCGAGCAAGGCTTACAGCCTTACACCCTGAGACACGAAAAGAAAATGACTCGGCAATGATGGGCACGGCTGTGCACGCAGGAATTGAAGCAATCTTGCGAGGAGACATTTCAACACCAGACATCAGTGATTTCGCTGTGAACGCATTTCGTTCCCGTGAAAAAGAATTACTTGCAGAAGGCAAGCAAATCAACATCACAAACACAGAGCCAAAAAACTGGAACAAACACATTGCCTCAATGGCAGAAGCATGGGCACGAGACATCATGCCTCATGTTCCTGAAGGTGGTGAGACTGAGTACAAGTTTGCAACTAAAGTTGCAGGCGTGGACAACGAACTGTTTGAGTATGAACTCTGGTTTGAAGGAACGATGGATTACTTCCACCCACAAGGTATTTGGGACTGGAAGACAGCGGCTCGAAAGTACTATCAAGCAGAGAAGCAAACACAAAACGTGCAATCTGCTGTGTACGCAGAAGCATCACATGCAATGGGTTTGATTGACTATCCAGTTACATTCAACTTCGGAGTAATGATTAGGAACGCATCGTCAACAGGACAAATTGTTTCTGTTACACGAACACCAGAACACGGTCAATGGATAATTGACCAAACAATCGCACTCGTCAACAACCTGTTGACGGTTCAAGCGAAAATGCCATCAACACGATGGATAGTAAATGACCAGCACTACCTCTGCTCACAGCGTTGGTGTCCAGTCTGGTCAATGTGCAAAGGCTCGTACATCACGGGCGATAACAACAATGCCGAGGAGGCAAACTAATGGATAAAGATAGAGCAATCATCACGCAAGTCTCAGCAAAAATTGCTGCTGACCTAACCGACAAGAGCGCAGGAGTAGATGCCAAACTTGGCGAATTCGCAACTCTGTTCTCGTCAATCAATGAAATCATGATGGACACCATTTACGGTGGAGCAACAAACACTCAAGCGGTACAGCAGAACAATGCTGTAATCAAAATGTTGAAGGAAGAGTTTGGTGCTGAAGAAGTTCAGACACAGACTATTTCATCGTCTTCATCAACTGGAACTGTGACCGTAAAAGGACAGCAACACGGTCCACTCCCAGACTGGCTCATCAAGGCTTGCAAGCGTGACGGTGTAACCGTTGTGTACGACAACCGAGATGGACTTGCCGCAAATCCGAAGCGCCCTTCATTCCGTGCAGTTGATGCGGAGAAGGCTTACTGGCCACCACGAGCCAAGTAATGAGACTGTCAGCAGAAGAAATCTCTGCTGGCTGGGAGAATGTGGGGCGACAGACACCTGTCGCCTCACTCTCCGAGTATCGGATGTATTCACCACTCTCTGAAGCGGCTGACTCATTTGTGCGTTGGGCACAGTCACCGCAAGAGCGTGTACATCTCGGTATCAGTCGCATTGACAAAGAACTACGAGGCATTGCACCGGGCGAAATTGCCATGATGTTGGGATTTGCACACGGCGGTAAGACACTCTTACTGCTTCATGCACTTCGCAACAACCGTGACAAACACATTGCAATGTTCATACCTGACGAGCCACGCCAACTCGTATTGACAAAACTCACCTGTATGCATCATGGAATTGATGCACGAGAACTGGAAGCACGAGTAGCAGCCGATGACGCAGAAGCCATTGAATTGCTACGCCGTACAGCAGAAGAGGATTTTCCAAACCTCGCTGTGTTTGACCAGCCACTGACAAGTTCCGACATGGAACGTGCCTACGGTGAAGTTTGTGATGTGTGGGGACAAGTACCTGAACTAGTTGTGGTTGATTACCTTGACTTAGTTGAAGCAGGTGAAACAGTTCCTGACAAAGCAACCTTCCTCAAGGGCTTTGGTCGTCGTCACGATGTGCCAATTCTCGTGTTGCATCAAACATCACGCCACGCTGGTGCTGATGGTGCGAAACTCACCATGTCATCTGGTTCGTTCGGTGGTGAACAGCAAGCAACATCAATCATTGGTGTCCGTCGCAAGAAGTATCAGATTGCGCACGAGATGAATGAACTGATTGAGAAACTTGACCGTTCACATTCAGAGCGAGCACAAGACAGACTCGAATTCCTACGCCACGAACAAAGGGTGCATGAACATACTGTCACTGTAAGTTTGTTGAAGAACAAACGACCAGCAGGACAACTTGTTGATGACATTGACTTTGAATTAGACCCAGCAACAGGTCGCCTTCGTGAACTAGACGGTGAACTACCAGCCCAATATCTACAGTTGGGAATGGTTTATGAATGACCTAGAAGCGTTTCAATCCTTATTTGAAGGTCGTACAGATGCGTATGGTTCATGGGAAGGTGGCTCAGTCAAGTCAGTTGTGACCGCAGAAACATTTGCTAATCATTTGCTTGGCAAGGAACTCATCGGCATTTATCCACTCACGCTTGGCAACACGGTCAAGTGGGGCTGTTCGGATATTGATGTTGATGACATTGACTCTGCACGCAATCTGCAAACCTCACTCAAAGTGAAGGGCATACCGTCCTTCGTTGAGAAAACCCGTAAGGGTTTTCATGTGTGGGTGTTTGCTAATGACTGGGTTTCTGCAGCAGTAATGCGTAGAGCATTCTTGTCCGCACATGAAGCCATTGGTTTACCGCCAAAGGAAGTCAATCCAAAACAAGAAGAAACAACCGGACTTGGGAACTATGTTCGTCTGCCGTATCCAAACGGAGTCAATGTAATGCCAGAGAACCGTTATGTTCTTTTTGATGCAGATGACACACCAATGACACTGAACCAGTTCATCTACTTTGCAATGGATGCAAGAGTGCCAGCAAATAAGTTGCTACCTCTTGCAGAAATGCACAGACCAAAAAGCAAAGCACAACTTGACAATCTTCCAGTCGGTGCTTCCGTTCAAGAAGCGCTTGACCATGTTGATGGATATGTTGCAACTATCTGGAGGCATGGTCCGCTTGATGGGAGCGACAGGTCAACAACGCTGGTGAGATTGGTGCATAAAATGCACAATCTTGGGACTCCAATTAATCATGCATATGTGATACTCGCAGATGCAGATAAGCGTTGGGGTAAGTTCCATTTACGCACAGATGCGGTTGAACATTTAGTGAAGATAGTTGAAGACGTTTACGGAGTAGATACGACTGGAGCATTTAGACCATGAAGCCATTTCACCAGATAATTGCTCTTCGCCCAAGAGCGAAGGGTAGACCACGAGTGACCAAGACTGGTCATGCGTTTACACCAAAGGAAACCAAAAAGTATGAACAAGACTTTGCGGAACTGTATGAAGGTCCTCTTTACGAGAGCGAACTACTGTCAGTAAAACTTGCGTTCACAACAGCGGGAACAGAGATATTCATCGAACCTGTTCGGTTGAATGTGAACGTAGACCAACCCAAGGGGAAACTCACGGGGGACATTGACAACTATGCCAAGGCTGTACTTGATGCCTTAAATGGCGTAGCGTACACAGACGACAAACAAATCGTTTGTCTGTATTTGGAGAAGGCATGATTACTGTAGGAATGTTCACAATAGGAGTGGCTGTACTTGCAGTCATATTCTTTTCATGAAACCAATATCCAAACCGTTTGATAGAAATCTGTACAACGCAGATGATTCAGTGAAAAAAATACTTTTGTATTGGCTTCAT